CCACTTACCATATGAACAAATATACTTTGTTCTGCTTCAACTTCTTCTGAAGTTGCGTCATATAAATTTAAATAAAATTTTGCGGTAGAAGGTATATCTCCGTCTTGTATTGATTGTGATATTTTAGAATAGTCAAAGTCAATTAATACTCTTGATATGTTTTGAACATTACCATTTTGTGCAACCACTTTATTAATTTCTAATACCTCATCAAATCCTGTATTGATTGATGATGTTACGGTACTTGAATAAATTGTTGCGTCTCTTTTTCCAAATTCAAAATAATGCATTATCTATCTCCTACTACTCTACCCTCAATATCTACATTGGGTAGTTTAAGTTCAAATATACTTGGGTCTAATGAAGGATATACCACCCCATCTCTTGTAGCTGAATCTAAGTCATATACATTTCCACTATATCCACCTGAAACTTTATGTTTGTTTTCAATCACTACAATATTCTTATTAGGATTATTGTCTTGTGGTGGAACAACTGAAATGACTCCATCAACTAATGATATAACATAAGCAATATCACTCAATACGATTGGTTGATTAATCTGCCATTTTTTAATATCAAAATGTTTTTTAACTGCCTGTATCGCTCTAAACAATACTTCGTTTTTGTTAAATCCTCTACGAACAACAATACTAAATCTTACACCAATATTAATAATGTATGCGTCTTTAAGATTAATCGCATCCGTTAATACTCTGTATTGTGAAAGATATATTCTAATGTTTTCTTTTACTGCTCGGTTCAATTGAACTAATTTTCTTCCAGCGTCATATCCTAACATATACATATTTAATGCTAATGGGTTAGGAATAACATCAATCGCATTTATTCTTTGAACCTTTCCGTCAATTATTTCTAATTGTCCTTCTTGTTCTAATTGTTCATCTTGAACAATATATGCTTTTGCTACATTACCATATTTTTGTGGTAATGAATAAACTCTTGTTATATAGTCTTCTCTTGTTACTGCACGATTTTGTGCATTGAAGTAAGCACTGGCATTTAGTTTTATATCTTCTAATGATTCTTGACCCGAACCACCTGTTGCTCTTTCTAAGTTAGTAACTTGAATACTATCTTCTACGGTTTGTTGTGTTGCTGCAACTAAACCTGTTTTAGAATTTGTAAAACTTAAATTTTTAAATGCATTTATAGAGTCTACTGGAACATTGTGTTCTATTCTACCACCATAGTTATACTCTACTGTAAGTGTTGTATTACTTGGTGCTAATCCAAATGTTTGTGTCTTCATAAAATTACTTGGGTCAAATGCTTCGTCTAATCTTGTTATACCCATACCTAATGACGAACCAACATTATCTGGATTTGGTATTAATTCTTCATCTGCATTTTCACTAATACCACTACCAAATTTTAATTCCATTTTATTATCTTCATCAACCCTTGTTGTAAATCGTCTTGCAGTTTTAATTAGTTTGAGTAAGTATGGTGAGTCATTTCTATGTTGTGAAAGACTTGGGTCATTAGTGCTAGTGTTCTCTTCTGTTTCATACACAGTATCTTGTGCTAAGAAAGGAACTTGATAAAATTTATTTCCTGACGAGTCCGTTACTGAAATAATCTCTGTAACTTTTTCGTTTGATAATTTTATTGCGTCAAACTTTTTAGCAGTTCCAAATGTAAATGTTTCTGTTTCTCTTGTTCCTGATTTTGCTAATGCTTTTTTAGTTAATCTATAATTTGTTGGAATATTACCTGATGTAGGTATAAGTGGTGCTATATCCATTGTATCCAATGAACTTGACACCTTAAAGTTAACATCATCTAATATTGTAAATTGTGTTCCATTACTTGCAACTACTTGTGAGTTTGCTTCTACCTTTCCTGCATAATCTAAGTCTGCTTGGTAAGTATTTGCATTTATTGTTTTAGCAGGAACATCTACACTAATAGTTAATTCTACCGTAGCAGGTGTTGCTAAACTTGGTTTGTATCCAAATGATTGTGCAATTTCATAAATACTTTTTCTTTCTTCTGCGTGTTGTAATAGTGTTTCTCTAAATTGATTGTCAACATAGTAATTTAATATATCACCGACATATGCAGCCATCTCAACAAACATCATTCCTGGTGATGCTTCATTGAAATCATTGTATGATTTAGGGAAGTAGGTTTTTGCAAACTCAATAAGATTTTGTCTTATGTCACGAAAATCTCTACCGAGATAATCTACTTCTTTTTTAATTATTTTTTTTCCTACTCCGTAGTCTACTTCTTTTGGATTTGCTATCGGCATTAATTGTCTCCAATGTTAAAATTAAATGTTATGGTGTCAAATGTATCTGGCTCTATTGATACTGAAAATTCTAATGATACATTAACTTCATTAGTATTTGGAATTGCTGAAACTAATAATTCATTTATAAGAATATAAGGTAATTGTCTATTAATCGCCTCTCTTATAGTTTCTTCTATATCTTCATTTGTCGCAGATTCACTTGCTTCAAATAATAAGAACTTTAATCGTGAACCAAACTCTGGTTGAAATACTCTTTCACCAGGAGTGGTGAGTAAAAGATTTCTAATATTAGACTTTGCTTGTTCTAATACTGTTTTGGTTTGGTTAAAGAATCCCTCTTGACTTCTACCTAATGGAAATCTAATCCCAACATATAAGTCATCATTTCTATCTATTTCTCTTACACTTGCCATTTATCGTTAAGGTCTAAAACCACCCTCACCCTTTTTCTTTTTATCTATTGCTTTTATAAGTCCAGAATAATCACGAGTTAATGCATTTACAACTCCTTCAGGAACTGAGTCTACACTTGCTCCTGCTTTTTTGATTGTATCTACTGCTGCCATTTCTCGTGCTACTTCTTTATTTTGACCTCTACCCATATCACCATATCCTAAAACTTCAGCCATATTATCACTACCTAATACACCACCGCCTAATGATGGGTATTCTTCAGTTTGACTTGAACCTAATGGATTTGTGTTATTCAATACTTCGTTTAACGCTTTGTTTTTTGAGTATTGTTTTTTAGGTTTTTTCTTAATTACCTTTTTGGGTTTAGGTTTAGAAATTGTTTCTGATAAACTAATTTCTTTATCTTCATTAATAAATATCTCGGTCATCTGTTTTTTAACTTCTTTACGGACAACTAATTCGATTATTTTTATTAAGTCATTTTTCTTCATTACTACTCCTACTGTGTTTCTACTTTTTTACTTAAGATTGTATCTAATCTTCCTTTAATGGAACTTACATCTCCGGCTAACTTTGTTCCTTTAGCTGTCAAAGTTTTTACCGTTAGTCCCGTTCCAAATGTTATTAATGATTGTGATAAATCATCTAACAAACTTTTTAATGTATTACCTAATGCTACTGGCTCTCGTGAACCACCTCCGTGTAGTTTCACTTTCCCACTATCTGCAATTACTTCATTATTATTTTTTGCTCTCGTAATAATATTATTTTCTGCTCTTGCTTCTATGCTTTCTTCTTCGGCAAGTGCTTTGATATTTTTCTTAGCTTTAATTCGTATATCCTTTTCTAATGTAGTAATGTCTACATTTTCAGTAATAGCTTTTACATCAACATTTTTCTCACCTTGTAAATAAACTCCGTCCAATAAAGAACCAACTAAAAAATTGTTATTAGAAAATAATGTTGCATTACTTTTTGCATTTATAACTACTCGGTGTGAGTCAAAAATAATGTGGGGTTCCGTTGTAGTTATATCATCTTTTAGTTCGTTAGAAAATTTTTCTAACATTACATTACTTGGTTCTTGATACCAATCTTCAAAACTTACTTCTTCATTAGAAGTAATTTCTATTGAAGAACTTATTGCACTTAAATAAATATTAGGTGAGTCTTTAAAGTCTTCTCTAACTTCTCTTAAATCTCCTGACTCATCTAAATCATTATATTGGTTACTACCTAATTGTATATAGTTTCCAAATCTACCTTGTATAAAAGTATCGCCCTCGTTGGGTTGTATTTTATAGTGTTGATTATCTCTAAAGTAATCACCTCTTATGTCTTGTGATTTTTGAAACCCATCCATATCACTAAGATTAAAATCAGAAGTATTTAATTTAGCTAATGGGTCTACAATACTTCCACCTGCTTTTGCTCTAACAATTGATTGTGGTAAATAATATCTTTCACCAAAAAAGTCAAAACCAAGAACTACATCTCCTGGCAAAGGCATCTGTATAATGTTTGCACCTATCGGTCTAAACTCGCTCAGTCTACCAATAGATAAATCTTGTTCAGAGTAAACATATCTACCAACAATTCTACCATAGTCGATTGATTCATTTTCATCTTTTAAAATCTCAACGACTTCTAATGGTTCCATTTGGTGAAACACTTCTTTTTGAAGAAGTTGTTTTACTTTAACTCTTAAGTTATCTTCTGTGACTAATCTATTTGATAATGGATTAGATTCATTAGTTCCCTTTTTTAGAGAATCGAAAAATGCCATTTAGCTTTCCTTACTGATAGAACTTTCTATTTCGTCTTTTTTGATTTGTAACTCTTGAACATCTG